GAGAAGCTCAGCGAGGACACCATCCTCCGCATGCACTCGTTCTTTAGCAGGCACGAAGTCGATAAGCAGGCCGAGGGTTTTCATTCAGGTGAGCCAGGATTCCCAAGTCCTGGGCGTGTGGCGTGGGACCTCTGGGGCGGTGACAGTGGTCAGAGTTGGGCGCGTAACCTCGCACGCAAGATCGTAGACCAAGCAGACGAGACAAAGACAGCAGTACACCCGGTGTATGGATGGGAGCTCGATGCCGACACTGTATGAGGTAGCCGAGATTTACCGCCAGAGGATGCTCAGGCGGGAGGCGTCGGTCGTCAAGGAGATACGCGACACATACATGGACAGTATGTCCGATGTGCTTGCGCGTCTATCCGCCGTGACCAAGGCCATCGAGGACGAGCTGGTGAGCGAGGGCGTACTGATCTCTGACCGGCTCGACCTACTGCAGATGTACCAAGAACGCCTGCAGTCGCTTGCCGAGCAGATGAGCGCAAAGGTTACCGAGTATGGTATCGATGCCGCCAAGCGTGCGACAGACGCGCAGCGTGGAGGCTTACAACTGGCGCTTGACATGCAGACCGACCCAATAAGGCCCGGTATGGGATTACCGTCGAATGTCTCGATCTCGAGTGTGTGGAACGCCGTCGATGAGCAGGGCGTGGAGTTTGCGCTTGGGTTCGCTGCGGATGGTTCGCCGCACGGCGACCTATACGCCGCCATCGGTCCGGACATGTCCAAGCGTGTCGCGTCAGCCGTCGCGCAAGGCTTCCACCCGTACAAGCTTGCCAAGATTCTGGCAGACACGTACACCGTGCTTGCTCCGGCAAGAGCGGAGACCATCGCGCGCACTGAGATGATACGAGCTGCGCGTGAGGGTACACGTGCCGCCATGCTCGCGAACCAGGACATCATCAAGGGCTATCAGCGTGTATGCGCGGGAGATCAGCGCGTATGTGTGGTGTGCTGGGCGCTACATGGGCAGACATGGCCACTCGACAAGCCGGTCGCATCACATCCGAACTGTCGGTGTACCATCATCCCGATACTCCTCTCTTACGAGGAGTTGACGGGGAATCCGGGCGGGTTGCCATCACCGATGGCGCCTGACCGCGAGGAGTTATTCGGGCAACTCACGGAGCAGGAGCAGGTCGAGGTGCTCGGCCCAATGAGGTATAGGTTGTGGCAGGCTGGCCTACCATTGGAAAAAATGGGCCGCGTGCGTCAAGATACACAGTGGGGACCGGTCGCACAAACGATACCGGTGAGGGAGTTAGTCTAATGCCGGAGATGATCTACATCGGGGACGAGGTCAAAAGCACGCCAGACGGGCGCGTCCGTGGTTACCTCCTGCGCTTTGACGGTGCCAATGGTGCCGACGTCGCGGGCGATTTCTTCACACACGAAACGGACTTTGGCCGACCGATTGACAAACTCAACGGAATGGCAATCAACCTCTATTATCATCATGGATTTGATGAGGCTATCGGCAAAAAGGATATCGGCTACGGCACCATCAACGTTGACGAAAAAGGCATGTGGCTTGATGCACAGCTCAAGATGAGCGAAGAGTATGCCGATAAGATTGCACAGCTCGTCAAGATGGGCAAGTTGGCATATTCGAGCGGCGCCGCGTCGCACCTAGTCGAGCGTAAGCAAATGCCAGATGGTCGGTTTATGGTCACGCGGTGGCCAATCGGCGAGGCATCCTTGACACCAACGCCAGCCGAACCGCGCAACTTTGTCAAGTCGCTCATGGAAGAAACCAAGGACGACGGCATGGGCGAGGATATGGGCGGTATGGGTGAGATGGAGACCGAAGCGCCGGACGTTGTTGTTGTCACGGACGTTGCGGAGTACATCAGCGAGCTCTACGCCAATGCCGAGCAGTCCATGTTTAGCCAGGCACTGCACTCGCTCTACTGCGTGCTGACATCCGGCATGCACGAGATCTATGAATCGGGTATGCCAGCCGCGCAGTACATGCCGGCACTGGTTGACGAGTTTGCGCGCCGAGCAAAAGACCTTGCATCCAAGGTCGAGACGCTCAGCGAGGATGAGCTCAAATCATTGCAGACCATCGGACGACGGGCGGTACGCCCGGCATCCGTACGAGATGTTGAGGGTCGCTTGCGGGATGCATTGCGACTGTCACGGGAGGAGGCTAAGCGTCTCTCTCCAAGCGTCTGGGAATCGATGCGGGATGCATCGACACAAGACGAAACCAAATCGACGACATCAAGCAATCCGGTAGTTGAAAAGAATCCGGATGCACTGAGCACACTAGACCGGCGGGCGCTCCTGCTCTCGCTGTTGGAGGACTAATGTCCAAGATCGAACGTTTCGCAGTCGAAGAGTCGCAGTACAAGTCTGCGCTTATTGAGCTGCTCAACCAGCCACATTGTGACGACGCTGAGGTAAAGCGCGTCAAGGATGCATACGAAGCCGCTAAGGACCGCCACGAGCTCGCAAAGACTCTCCTCGTGTCCAAGTCCGAGCCAGAGGTCAAGGCATGGGAGCGCGGACACTACGGCCCGCTGCCATTCGCTGGCAACACTCGTGCCGAAAAAGCATTTGAAGCATACAAGATGGGCTCTTTCATCCTTGCGATGAATGGCAACGAGTATGCCGACCGCTGGTGCCGTGACCATATGGGCGTCGACGCAAAAGCCATCAAGGCGATGACCGAGACAACTCCTGGTGCTGGTGGATACGCTGTCCCAACCATCGTGCAGGAGACCTTGGTCTACCTCCGCGAGAAGGCATCCGTCATGCGCCAGTATGCGCGTGTATGGCCGATGAAGAGCAACGCGCTCAACATCCCTATCCTCTCCGGATCTGTAACGGCTAACTGGTACGCTGACGCAGCTGCAATCACTCCAAGCGATGGCACGCTGACACAGGCATCCTTGACCGCAAAGAAGCTCGCCGCACTGACTGTTATCTCGTCCGAACTTGACGAGGATGCAGTTGTCGCGATTGGCTCCTATGTGGCTGCTGACATGGCGAACAAGTTGGGCCATGAAGAAGACCGCGTATGTTTCAATGGCACCGGCATTGCTGGTGACGGTGGCATTACTGGCGTGATGCAGTACATCTATGCACTGTCTGGCACCAAGGCTAACATCGCATCCCTCGTACTGGCTCCTGCTGGTTCCATCACGACACCTGCTACGATGACTCTTGCTACATGGCAGAGTGGATACGGCAAACTCCCTGTGTACGCACAGGATACCGCCGCGCTCTACTGCCACAAGACATTGTTCTACTCCTACATCGCGGACAAGCTGGTCACCCTTGGTGGCAACTCCTACAGCGCGCTCGCAATGGGTGCAGGCAAGGAGCCTGAGTTCCTCGGATACCCTGTCCGTTTTGTCCAGGACATGCCATCGACACTGACGGCTAACCAGCCATTCGCGGTGTTTGGTGCACTTGACAAGGGTTGTGCATTCGGCGACAAGCGCGGACTCAACGTGCAGACATCGTACGAGCGCTACTTTGATCAGGACGCAGTCGCCATCCGCGCGACAGAGCGGTTCGGCTTCTCGGGTGCAATCGACCCGGGTAACGTTGCCGCTCCTGGGCCTGATTCACAGTTCCCTGGTTCCGTCATCGTCTTTGCAGCTCAGGGTACCTAGTACTCGCGGGTTGTTCACTCTCGGGGAGTGGGGCAGCTGCTCCACTCCCTTATTTGTTTGGAGGCATGCATGACACGTACCGAGGCATTGCTCGAGGTCGCGCGCAACTGCGCATCAGACCAATACCCTGAGCTCGACAGCAGCGACCTTGCGGCGCTGGTGGACAAGTGGCAGGGCTACACAGTATGGACCGCCAGTACCGCCTACGTGGTCGGCGACAAGGTCATTCCTACGGTGTCCAATGGCAGACTCTATCTCTGCATCATCGCTGGCATGTCCGACACCGTCGAGCCCGGGTGGCCTGATTATGTCTCGATGCCATACTACGCAATCGGCGATGGTCAAGATCTCGAGTGGCAGGACATCGGGCCCGCACCTGTACAGTACGACGTGATGGCCGCCAGCCGCGAGGGATGGCTCCTCAAGGCATCGAGGGCGGCCGGGCTTGTCAACGTCACCGATGGCGCCGTATCGGCATCGATGGGTTCACTACAGGATAAGTGCATCCGGCAGGCAGCGCGCTTCTTGTCGATGAGGATTTTGTAGTGATACCGCAAGGGCTCCTCAACAACCTGCGCGCAGGCCTGTCGCAATACGTCGGCTCCGAGTATGTGGACGTATACCGCTGGACTCCTGACAACGACGGTATCGGCGGAGTAATCACCGTGTGGCGTAAGGTTGCAAGCATCAAGGCAACGCTCCGCGCTGGCGTTGATACCGAGCTCGTGACAGCTGACGCGATGCAACCGGAGGGGGCATGGATTATGACGTGCGCGTATGGTGTGGACATCGAGATCGAGGACCGCGTGTATCGCGATGGGCAAACACCATGGGCTGCCGGTGAATACTGGGAGGTTGCAGGCGAGGATCAGGGACACAGTGACGCGGTGACGCTGACTATTAACTTGCGTCATCATGTCAATGGATAATCAACGCGGTCGCCGAGGGTAACCATGGACATACGGGGTCATAATGCAGGCATGGACAGCAATCAATCCATCAACATTCAGCAGCTCATTGCGGGTTTTGTCGGCGCGGTCATCATGGTGCTGAGGTCGCCTGCGGAGCGCTCTATCGGGACCAACATCGCGAGCGTCATAGCAGGCACAGCGAGTGCAACTTACTTGACTCCGCTCCTTGGGAAAATGCTCAATCAGACGGACCCGAACTATCTGCTAGGGTTCGCATTCTTACTGGGTGTACTTGGTTTACGTGGAATTGAATTGATTGCAGACTGGGCCGGGCTAGACGGCAAGCCCGGGATCAACGGTAAAAAGATTATTGACGGAGTAACAAAGTGAACAGCATATCCATATCTAGACTCGTCGTCGTTGTCCTAATCGCATTCGCCGCGTCCTTCAGCACTGTGTTCGGTGACGGCATCCGCACATCCGAAGCAGACACACTCGCCGAGCTTGGCGCAGTGATGGCACTGTACGGGTCTAAGGCTATTGCGGCTGGTGTCTCTGCTGCGATGAGTGCTGCGCTGGGCTTCCTCACGAATCCGTTCAAGGGTGTGCAGGCTAACAGCCTCAAGGTGGGCAAATGAACCTACAGAACTTTCGTATTGAGAAAGAACCTGCGCCTTCTACTGATTGGCGTGTCTTTGGTGATATCGAGGATGACAACGGCAACATCTTGGGCACGTTTGGTCAGGATGGCACATCTGTAAATATCTGGTGGGTGACTCAGGATGAAGGTTTTCAAGCAGGTATTGTCAATCAGTTCGCAATCATTATGGCGCAACAGATTCTTGCAGGGACGGCTGAATAATGGCAACTTATTATGTAAGGCCTGATGGCAATGATACCAACGCTGGAACAGGCCCAAGTACTTCACAAGCGTGGGCTACGTTTGGTAAGGCGTTTGCTTCTGGGTCTGTAGTTACTGGTGGGGATACGGTTTATATTGCTCCAGGGACATACACGGAGAGCATAACAATCAATGCCACATCACCAACCAGCCAAGTAAATATAATCGGAAATCCTACTGCCTCGCTGTTTACAGGTGTATCGGCTGGAATGGTTCGCCTGAGCTCCTTCAATGCCGCCGGGACGGCTGCGACATTTTCAAATACATTTGTAATAAGCGGGACAAGTAAAAACTATTATTCATTTGAAAATATACATTTTGACTGTAACCATTCAAACACTACCGGTGGTGTTGTATTTGCAACATCAAGATATTTGAAGTTTACAAAGTGTCTTTTTACAAATGCTAGTTCTGCTACAAGGGTTCTCAATGGACAAGGGCAACTGTATATATCTGCCCCTACTGGAACGGCAATGGATGCCACTATAGACAGATGTATATTTGGAAACACAAACGGCTATGCAATATATTTGCTCGGCAGAGATGTGCTTTCGGATACAACATCTATTAAAGATTGTCTTGTCATAGGTGGCAGAACCACCAGTGAAAATCAAACGGTAACGGTTTACAACACAACATTTACTGGAGCCGATATTGGATTCCAACAGCTTTCGTCAACAGCTAATAGTGTTTGCACTATTCAAAACTGTTTATTTTTAGGCAATGCAACAGCAATCAATGCTGTTGCTTCTACACGTATCAGCCAGACGTATTGTCGCTTTGCTGGTAATGCCGCTAACCTTGTATCTTGTCCAGCGTCTGCAACAAGTCAGACAACAGGTAATGGTGGCGTTGATTACGGTTATGGATACATACATGGATATGCGCCGACATTTGCATATGGTTCTTACCCTGCGAGTCCAAACAATAGTTTTGGCTTGACAACTAACGCTCCCACGGTGGATTTGTTTGATGTTTCTTGGACTGGTTCTAGTCCAGATTCTGGCAGCATTACATATAAATCATTGAGTAATGTTGGAATTTATCTACCGACAGATCGCAACGCATCTACCATCACAATCGCTCCCGGTAGCACATCCCAAAGCATCGAACTGTATCTCGGTGCTACAGG